ATTTGAAAATCCATTCCCATAAATCAGACTATCAATTCCAGCTCCCGTACCTTCAAGTAAATAGCGATTCAGCTCCCACCACCAACTAACAATCGTGACCTCAATTGTTTCCTGTCTTCCATCGACAATAGGCTCGTATGAATCTATGAATCCCGAATAAATGCAAACTCCATCCTGCCCACTTTCACCATCGAAAACATACAGTTTGACCCAATTGCCATATTTAATATCAACGCCTTCACCATAGCTATCAACCTCCCTAGCCAATCGCACCTTCAATTCAGAAAATCCGAGATTAATCGTGGAGTTAAACTGAGCATCGCTAATAACATCATTCCATGTCAGCAGATAGTTTCCGCTATTATCGTAAATTTTATAAATGAATCTTTTTGTCATAGCCACTTTTTAAAATAATCTACCTCAACATTAAAATTCCTTGCTGAAGAATTAATTGTGATGATGTAATTGTTCGTTCCGACATTGAATTTTGGGAACACGCCAGTGTAATCTTTCTCTGCTCCGTTAAGAGTCACCTTTTTATTTTGAACATCAAACACAATCACATCATTAGCAACCAATGAATTCGTAAGCGTTATTTTGTCTCCGTTGCATTGAAAGCTGATATCTATTCCAGCCGTAATGGATGCGATTATCACTTCAACCTTCGGCATAGGATAAGCACTGCCACCGATATTGATTGATCCGTCATAAGGGCTGTCGGTGATCCCATTTTGAATGGATGCCGTTTGGGTTATATCCTCACCGACTCCGCTCGGCACAAGAAAAGTGACTCTGAATGGAACAAATGAAAGATTGAAATATTTTCTGTCTATATTCACATCTGTCGGTGTTGCAACATACCGCCTCGTTCCGCTTGCATAATCAAGGTCAAGATTTTTGTTAAATCTGGCCATCAATTCCTTGAATGAATCAATGTTTGATTCAAGCGCATTTTTATCGTCTCCAATAATCCTGCCAGTAATGACAACTTCCTTCGGTTTATAATTATCTCCGACAATAACTCCGCCACGCTCTCGGGCAAGATCATACATAAAAGTTTCACGAGGTGCGCTCTTTTCATGATCCAATTCTGTAAACTGATATGGATCGTTATTTAAACTGACATTATCGAAAGCGATATTCATATTTTTATCTGATGCCTAATTTGTTTAATTCTTGCTCCCTTGCAATCACCCGTTGAATCTCTTTAATGAGCGCACTCTTATCACCAATCATTGCGCCTGCAAAATTGAAATTGAAAGTGTTTGAAATAGCATTTGAAAGACCTCCATTTTTTTCAATCGTTCCACTAAGAGTCGGCCTGAAAATCTCCGCTCCATGTTCTCCGACAACATATTCTTGACCTGCCATAACAGAACCGCCAACCGCACGATGGCTTTTTGATTTTTTATTATCTTCAGTATCAATAGTGATAGTCGCCTTGAGTTTTATGGTGTCCAACCCTTCCTTTTTCAATTCCTCTTTAAGCTCTTTCAGTTTCTTTTTATATTCCTTTTTCACATCGCTAAGATGATCCTTAAGTTCCGACATCTTCGCCTTATATTCAGCCAACCGCTGGGATTTTTCCTCCGCATATTGCTCCTTAAGCAACTCAACAGAATCAAGCGATGCCTTGCGCTGTTCTTCAATGATTTGCGCTTGATATGTTTTCTGATCACCCAAATGCTTATCCAAAAATGCCTGAATATCACTTATTTTTGCCTGCAATGCGCTCTTGTTATTTTCATCCGTTTCTTCATTGAGCTGTTTCTCAAGATCCGCTTTTTCTTTTTGCTTTTCAATAATTGCCTTTGCAATTTCAGTTCCTAATTCCTTTTGTTTTTCAAGTTCGTTCTTGTTAAATTCAGCAGTCAGACTTTTCAGATCATTTTTTACAGCTTTAACCGCATCAGAAAACTGACTCTTCAGATCCTTGATTTTTTTCGTTGCCTCTTTAACCTTATTGGCCATTTCCTGCGCCGACTTTCCTACATATTCCTGCGTCTGCGCAATTCCGCTTCCGACTGATTTCACATTTTCCCCATTCATCTGCCAAGCCTTATTCATTGAATCAACCGCACTATTTGTATCCTTGGAAAATGCGCCGACATCATTTTTCATTGTCTGCATATTTTCCTTGATCGTTACACTGGTCACTGCAACTCCGTCTTTTGTCATGGATACCATGTCGTTCCAAGCTCCCTCAAAATCCCCATGGATAGCCTTGTTTATCGCACCGAAAAATATCTCAAAATTCTTTCCGAGGTTCTGAATATTGCGAACAATATCTGCGCCAAAAGCAACCACTGTGCTGACTATGCTGTACATGAAGTCATAAACGACTTTCCCCACATTGATGACCATCTGCCCGAACCACTTGAGTCCAACCACAAATGCAGGAATCCACTTCATCAAAAAGTCCCTGAATTTAGCCAGCGTCTCTTTTGCTTTTTCAGCTGACAAATCGGCACCGCTCAATGCGACAGTTATGGAATTAACAATTGATTTTCCGATTCCCTCCTGAGCATCGGAAATCTGATTTTGCAACCATTTCATTCTGCCACCAAAAGTTTCAAGGGCTGCTCTGGCCTGACCGCCAAATTCTTTTTGGAGTTCCTGAAGAATCATCTTTTGACCTTCCATCGCTTTGCCCGTTTCATATAAACTCTTAATCATCCTGACTTGTTCATCAGTGAAACTAACTCCCGATTTTCTGAGCATCATCAATCCTCGCTCTGGATCCTGCATGGCTTTTGCAACCTGCATAGTTGCGCCCTGCAAATCACCGCCCATCATCTGCGCCAAATCCAAGATACTCTCCGTAACCTGCGGAATAACATCTTTGCCCATCTGATTGAAAGTCAAAATAAGGTTTTCAGTGTGCAAGATAGCTTCATCGTCAAAAGTGGTGACATTCTGCAGATCGCCTGCCAGCTTCGTCATCGACTCCGAAGTCATGCCCGAAACAGCCCCTGTTGATTTCAAAACAGCATTCATTTCAGCCATGACCTTTTCGCTTTGATCAAAAGCCTTCACGCTGTCGATTATTCCTTTTTTGACAAAAGCATACGCACCGCCAAGCATCGCCAAATTAGGCAACAATCCGCTGAATGATTTGTTGGAATTTTGCGCACTTTGCGACAAGCCCTGCACATCCTTGTTGAGCTTCGCCAGCTCGCCCATTGCCTTGTTTTGCGCAGTGATGATAAGTTGTAATTCTGTTTGATTTGCCATTATTTTGAATGCTTATCCTGCAATTCTTTATGTTCTCCATCTAATCCCTTCATCATTTTCATTCTCTCTATAAACCAAGCGGGCTGGCTCATATATTCTTCATAAGTCCAACCCATAGCCCTGCAAAAATATGAGATCGCCAATTCATCGCTTAACTCTGACTCTCCTGCACTGATGAGTCGCCAGTAATCATCGGCGTCTCGCTCACAGTTTTTTTTTCGAGCTTGATGCCATGATTAATGAAGTCCACCACATCCCTAAATTCCTCTTTTCTCAAATCCTTCAGCCTCTCTGCGACATTATTAGTGTCCCCATCCAAAGAATAAACATAAGCCTCGGTCAAAACATCGTAGTATTCCAAAATTGCAATCGGGGTGTTTGTGATGTCGATTTTCACATCCTCATCTTTTATATTTTCCGGGCTTACATCTGAAGATATTTTTGTCTGACTCGCCCAAAATTTCTGAATGGGTCGATTCTCTCTTTCGGTAAGCCATGCCTTCACAACCACACTGTGACCATCAATCGAAGTAATAAGTTCTTTTGTCTCTCTGTTCATTTTTTTCAAATTAAATTATTAGTAATTTTCCTGCAGATTAGTCAGCACCGCTTCAATCATCTTCGCATCAGCTAAGCTGTAGTGAGCCTTGAATTTTATCGTTTGAGTAACAATGTCATTGTTTCCACTTTTTCTTGACCAGTCCTGAAGCGAAACAGATGCAAGATCAATCTTAAGCTCAGGATTTGAAGCCGAACCGATAACAGCATCACTCTTGATATCGATTCTCACGGCTTTTAAAGTTCCGCTTTCAAACACGCTTTTGAAAGTGTCTGTATCTTCAAAAACCGCCTCGATATTTCCATCAACTGAAAATTCCTTGTTGGCATAATCGACTGGCTCTGTCGAACCCAAAGCATCATGCTCTTCAATGTTTTTGTTTATTGAAATTTCAAAACTTTTGATATTGACCGCTGATGCCAGATCCAGCCCAGCAAGATCTGATGCCAGTTTCAAGGTTGCATGCTTGCTTATAAATTCATTCTCGGCAGTATAGACAACCGCATTGGCTGAAGCTGATCCCTTTTTTGCCTTGAAAGCACAGGCGAATTCAACGAATTTTCCAACAACAGCAGTGATCTTCAAAGATGAAACTACTCCAAGCGCATACTTCAAATGCTCAAGCTCATTCTTCACTTCCAGCGTCAATGACTGATGAGCATTCGTATTGGCAACAGAAAAAGTGTGATCATAAACCAGTGTCTCCACATCATGCAATGCCGAGTTTACGCTTCCAAAAGAGCTAAGCAACAAAAGCCCGAAGGATTTATCCCTAACTTTTCCCATGATTTCCCCTTCCGACCATTCTTTGACAATCCTCGCGTCATTGGAATCATGAATGACCCCAAGCGATGAATCGTTATTCACATATTGCTTTTTATTGTCTACGGTCACATCTTCCTTCGGTAGCCAAAAGGAAGGCGCAACAGCAATGCCCCTGCTTGATTCCTTGCCGATTCCGACTTGATATTTTCTTCCTCCAAACATATATTTTTTATTAAATTAATTATTTAGTCTTAAACTTTTCCTCAAGAATTTTGTCCGCCTCTTCTTTTGACTTGGCCTCAATGGTCACCTGATAATCAGGGTAAAAGAATTTGTCCTTTTTCACGATTGAATCTTTTTCACCACCGACCATTTTATTTTTTGATTCTTTTTGCATATGCTTGATTAAAATTAATTTGTTATATCGACACTTTTGTCAGCTTCCAATTTCATCTCCGCATACATCACCAACCCTGCGCCTTCTTCGTAGATTCCCCACATGAGCGGTACCGCCTTGCTCATGTCCGCCGTTCCTCCCAAAGTGTCGTCTCTATCAAAATCATCCATCAGCCCATCAAGCACATCGCACAAAATATCAATCGCCTTGCTTCGCCCCACCTTTTCAATTTCCTGATGAATCACGATGCGGAAAATATGCTTGCGAAAATTCTGCGTGTTCGTTTCATAATCACTTTGCACCTCGCTAGGCTCGAATGTCGCTGACGGATATCCGCTAAATCCAGTCTTGTGATAATCAAACACATCAACCAAAGGCTGTCCCTCTCCTTTTCTTGCTTCCAGTTTTTCTTTGATTTTTGATCGTATATTTGATAAGCCCATGTTATTTGATCAATTCTTTTATTGTTTTATCTAGCGCCTTTTGAAACTCATCATCTGCAATCACCTGACCTGCTGAAACCGCATTATCGAAAAATGGATTCGCTTTTGTTCCCTTTCTAGCTATCGACCTTGCCACCAAAAACGGCGGAATTCCTTTTCTGTTCGCCCATTTTTCGATAGCCTTGATCGGTGGCCAATGGGGCTTCGTGCCTTTAGCCACGAAAATGGCGTAGTTGCTGGTATTTGTCAGCTCACCCCTCAACACCTGCACCGATAAACGCCAACTTGACCTCAACCTGCCCGTATCAACTGGGGCGCCCATGATCGCATATCTCTGCACCGCAATCAGCGTCTTTGCTATGGCATCATTGAAATTCATGGCACTTTGCACTGGATATTCCATAACCAAGTTGCGAATCTTGTCCAAATTTTTAATTTGAATTTCCCACATCACGCTTTGCTTTTAACCAGTAATAATTCTTTGAATGAAAAAGAACCTGTATTTTCCTGCTTCACACCCCTGACCTCAAATTCATCCGTTCCAATCAGCACCTTATCAGTAACCGCAACATCCTGACTCAAATCAATGGTAAATTTAAAACCTTCTCCGTATTGAATGTTATTCAGACTGGCCGTGCGATCATCAAGCTGTCTCAAATGCCCCGAACCGCCAACACTCGTAGCAATATAGTCCGACTTATTCCCGTCCTGCATCAATCTCTTTGTCGTGTATTTCAATATTTGAAAACTTTTCATATGGCAAAATGTGCATAGCTGTTTAAAATAATCTTCTGTTCTTTTGTCAGCTCATTTGTCCAATCAATACCTGCACCGCCCAAATTTTCCGATGATTTTCCTTGAGCCTTTCTTTTATCAAAAACCTTGGCGACTAACTCTCTCGCAACCAGCTCAATATCTGCTGGCGCTTCATCAAAACCTCCGTTATATGTAACCTTTATGTTTTGTCTTAAGCCAACTGGAAACTTCCCGTAAAGATGCACAATACCGCTATCCCGATAAACCACATATCTGCTCGGTTCCAACTCAACCCAAAGCGGATCGTCCTGCGTTTTGGAATTGTATTCAATCTTCAAAAGCGTCCTGACTGGATAATTTCTCAGCATCAATTCTTGATCATCATCGCTGTCAAAATACTCCTCAAAATATTCCTGCTCAGTATCAGGCTCGGTCGGAGATGGAATCGTGAGAATATCCCTGTCACAATATGTGACAATGAATTGACTGACTCCAGCGCACAAACCATCAAGCAGATCATCATACGAATCATCTTCAATCCCTAAATAACTTTTTACTTTTGATGTTTCTATCAGCATAAATAAATTTCTTATTCCGCCCGACAGCAATGCAACTCACTGTCGGGCGACTAAAGCTATTTATCGCTTTCTTTTTCCTTTTCCTTTTCCTTTTCTTTTTTGGTCTTTTTTTCTTCTTCAATTGGTTCAAGATATTCATCGCCGATCGCTTTGACTTCATCCTTCGTCAAATCGTATTCTTCGCCAGCAGAAAAATCCTTATAGCCAACCGAGATGTTTGCTTTGACTTTATATTTCGGCATAACTTTGCAATTAATTGATTAATCCTGCTGATGATTAGGCGGCTGCAGTTTTCAGACAAGCAAATGCTTGACCCAGCGCAACTTTGAAACCAATACGCTCAGTGATTCTCACTGCTGACATGTTGCTTTCAAACAAATTAGTAGTTCCAATTGTTGCCTCTTCCGAAACAGCCATCGTCATCTGTTTTCTGTCGCCCAAATATGCAAACTGCAGATTTCCAAACAGAATAAACTTCTTGCCAGCACCTGATATGCTGTCCATTTTTTCAGGCAAATACACTGGATATCCCCACACATAACCCACAATCCCCGTGCCTTTTGAAGCATCGCCAGTAATGATCGGATTTGAGAAAGTCGAAATGTGCTGTCCGTTTTCTGTCAGCTTCTGCACAATATTCCAAACACCACGATGCATATAAAACCCAGCACCACTAAGCGCCAACGGCTTGACCTTCGAAATGACATCCCTCAGATAATCAACAGTAATATCGGTGAAATTAATCTCCCCTGAATCCATCGTCACGATGTTGATATCCGAATCATTAAGAATGCCAGTGAAAGGCGATCCGTTACCGACAAGTCCCTGACCATCTTCCTCTCCAGCAATCGCTTCCGCAAACAATTCAGCAAGCAAGCTCACTGTGTCAACATCAGCATCCTCCAACAGCTCATTTGAAAGCGGAGTCAAACCGACAAGAGTTTTGGCAAGCAATTGAACCTGCCCCAACACTGGCGCACTTACTGTTCCAGCATTAGTTTCTCCAGGCCAGTAAACCGAAACTGAGGTAGTTATTTTTGGAAGATTAAGCGTGTCTCTTTTCATTGGAATAACACGACATTGATTGCGCACGATTCCAAAAGACTCGGCAAGCCTTACAACTTCCGCTCTGAATTCCTCAGGAACCAAATAACCACCTTGGCTGTCGGTGCCTTCAGTCATTGCCTTGCCACTGATTGCTCGGGCTGTTTCTTTATCACGATTGAAAACAGCTTTGACAAAGCGAGCAATTTTTTCCTTGCCCTCAAGACCCTCGACTTCTTTGGCAAAACCGAAAATCTTTTTTTCAATTTTGTTGTAGCCTTTCTCTTCAAATTTTTTCTCCATTACTTCGCCAGTCTTTTCCAAAATCGCTGGCATAGTCTTTTCAAGTGCTTGAGCAAACACCTCTCCCACTTGTTCTAAATCTTTTTGTTCCAACATAAATTTATTTTATAGTTTTTAATTTCTGATTGACTTGATTCACGATCGTATCAATCAACTGCGTTTTTTTCTGAACATCATCCAAGACCTCAGTTATTCTCGCAGATTTTATATCGTCAACTTGGTCATCTTTGACGACTAATCCTTGAAGCTCGACCAACTTCTCAGTTAGATTTTCCTGTATACTCTTAATCTCATTCACTATCAATTTGAAACCCTCCCTCATTGCTTCCTTTAATCTGTCTTGACTTTCCTTGATCGCCACCATATGTTTTTCAATAATTTCCTCTTCTTTTTTCTCTGAAATAAATTCTTCTAGCGGTTCGCTCAGCTTGATTCCCGATTTTTGCATAGTCTTCAACACAAACGCATATTCTTTTTCAAGTCCTCGCTCTTTTACCAAACTCAGAACTGAAAGTGCCTCGGGATTCGCCGGAACTGGCACAAAAGAAAGCTCCAATAATTCGCTCTTTGTGATCTGATTCCCGTTATATTCCATGGGTATAAAGCCTATTGAAACAGCCTTCAAAATACCCTCCTCGTACAGCTTCCTGACCTGTTGTGCCAATGGGTTGGCCTCGGCGCTCGCAAAAACGCCCCTGACCACGGTTTTGCCAGCCTGTCGCACGATTTCAGTAGCCTTGCCTATTGGCAAAGACCAGTAATCGTGGCCAAACAAGATGACGGGATTCTGCATGTAATTCTTGATGTCGATACCCTCCTGAACCACAATCTCACCCTGCCGATCCACGCTTTCGCTTGAAGCGATAACTTCAAACTTGCCTGAATCTCCAGCCTCTTTAATGTTGGCCAAAAACTCTTTTTTTTCTGCAAGAGCCTTCATCACTTCGCTCTTTATTTTTTCGCTGAATTTTTTTAGCATACTTTTGAAAAAATTATTTTATTTTATTTACTTTAAAATCGGGAGCAACACACATCTGCAATTTGCATGAAGCGGTGGCTCTCCAATATCCCTAAAGTCAATCGCCATTCCCATGAATTCATCCCCTTCATAAAAATATGCTTCGTTTAATTCTGTGGTTTGACCATCCATTTCAGAACATAACTCGCATGTCCTTTCATCCTGCGCCGTATACCACTCCTTGCCCGAAACAATGCCCGACTGATTCCATGCACTCTCCATTCCTGCATTGCTTGTTCTGATCGTTTCAGTTCTTGCTATCCTTTCAGCTCTGACTTCGTCTGCGAAATTAAAATATTCATTCACCTTTTCAGTTATTGCATTCATGCCCAACCCCTCATCTCCTGCCTCATTTATAATTTTGCGCAATTCTTCATCTGTAGTTTTGGCTATGCTTTCGGCCAGCGTCAGATCGTATTTGTCCAAGCCGTTGCTTATATCAGGAGTAAAATCAAAATTATTTTCCAACCCAAGCCTTAACAATGCGAGCTTCCCTGATTTTTCCAACAATTCCCTCTGCAATGGAGTCAACAAATCAACTATCATTCCAACCTCTCTATTCTTTTCAATGATTCCCTTTTCTTTAAATGACTTCTCGCTTATCTTTTTTAATGTCCTCTCTCTTAATCCATGAAAATATTTGCGGATTTCGTTTTTATATTTTTCTTCAAATGGCGACTGCATTTTTATCATTACTTCCCACGCCTTCTCTCCACGCACAATCCGTTCATCCTGATTTTGAAGTTTTTTTTTAACACTCAGTTGTTGCGGTATCGGACTGACTGAAGCTCTCATCTCATCTCCTCCATCAAGCTCGGGTAATCCTTCCTCTCTTCGGATATCATTTGTCGTGAGCCACTTGTTCCAGCCTTGCGCATATTCGCTAACAATTTCAGCCCTATCGTCAGGCACTGGATTGTCGAATTCCAAATAGTATTCCAACCCATATTCTGAAACCAAAGATGCATTAAGCGCATCTTGAATCTTTTTAAGTCGAGGCTTGATCGTAAATCTTGTAAAAGCCCAAAGCGCCATTTTTGCATTGGCAAGATTCACATCCTCGCTCATCATCAAACCCTTCGGAATTCCAAACATTAGGAAAATGTCATCACGATCCAATTTGCGCTGATCAATAAATGCCAACTCTCTCTGATTGAATTGCGTCTTGTTATATTTCAGACCGCCATGCAATATCGGCGTTTTGTTTGCATTCTCGATTCCTTCTTGTTGTTTTCTCCAATTAGATTCAATCCTGCGCTTTTGCTGTTCATTCAGTTTGCCGTCAAATTCAAGCACACCTCCAACGAATGCCCCGTTTTCAAAAAACTTTTTATTCCACTCCCTTATCGTTTCATCTTCATCAATAAAACTAATTGAAGCCTGCACTGTCCCGATTCCCTTAAACGGCCTGACTCTATCAAAATATTTCGGATTGTAATTGCGAATATGAATAACCTCCTCAGGCATCAGATCAACATTGATCTCACCATTGAAATAAATGTACTTTTCAATCAGCCTTTCTTTGTCATTGCTCGGCGCAATCTTTACCCAATCAGCCCTGAGTGGCCACAATTCCTTTGTTTTGTTTCCAGCTTTTGCCTTGAAAATGTAAGCATTACCATCAATATCCAGCGAAGCCGAGATATGCTCGAAAATATCAGCCCTTGTCATTTCAGGATTCGGATTATTAAAAAGCTTTAACAACTCATGATCAGCTTGTTCTTTGTCGTTATCACCGCTGACTTTTTTATAAAGCCTGAGATTTGCTGATCCGACTTCTTGAGCAATGAGATTGACACATCGATAAACCCAACTGTGATATTTATCAGCAAAATCATTATTCCTGCCCAAAACCTTGCCAAAAAAGAAGTTTTTGATTGCTGAAATTCCGGGTGTAAATTCTTTTTTTCGGAAAAGTTTTTCAAACATAAATAAAAAAAGCCCAAATGGCATTTAATCTCGTAAGACTAAATATCATTTGGGCTCGTAAGCCACAACCAATACCTCGTAAGGCATTAAACTGTTATCATTTTTAATTTTGTATTTTTATCGTATTCGCTTTTTTTCATTTTGTCAATAGCAGAAAAACCATAATCATTATTTTTTTCATCAAGCGCCTTGAATTTCAAATCATAAACACACAAAACAGCTTTGCAATTAAAGCACTTTATTGTGAAATCATCGAAAGCACCCATATTCCTGATTTCCATTATTTTTGATCCACACTTTGGACAATGCGCAAGATGTTTCATATGGTTTTTCTGTTAAATAAAGTCGACTCCAGGGTCTTGTAATTCATTGAAAGTCAGTGAACCTGCATCCGCAATATCAGGGCTTTTGACTCCTCGCTTAAACATTTCATCTTTTGGCTCAAGCTGTGTTCTTCCGCTTGAATTTCTTTTATATTTTACTTCTAAAAGTTGTCGCCAATCCTGATGCCTTAGAATTTTGCCTCCCTTATTTATCCAGCGCTTAAATTCAAAATAATTCTCCGCTTTTATGTTTGCAAAAATATCGCTATTATTCGCACTCGCACCTTCACGAATTCCTGTAACATTATAACCAATTTCATTTGCCCTATCGGTGACACCGCCTCCAACTCCCACATCATCAATAAATATTTCATCCCCCTTAATCCTTGCCAATTCATCAACCTGAGTCATCAGATTTGAGCTTTGATTCTTAGCTTCAAGCCACATGACATTATCGTACCTGATAACAAAAGCGGAATAATTGCTTCCTCTTCCAACATCCACACCCAAACGCCTAGTCCCCATAAGATCAGCAGGAAGCTCATCAATGAAAGCCTCTTCAAGTTCCTGCTCGCTTATCAAAAATCTATAACCCCTGTCATCAATCTCATCCCGACTTGGAAACTTGCAACCATAAAGAATATCAAACATTGGATTCTCTTTTGCCTCTTCAATAAACTCCTCCGTATATCTTCCCTCGCTCAATGCCTGCTGATAATCAATAAATATCTTTTTATATCTGTCCTTGTGCCAAGTCTTATAAAAATGATTCAAATAAAACGGGTTGCCAATCTTGCAATAAAAAGCATCCGCACCTTTTCCAGCAATCATACGAAATGTTGTCGCTTCAATCTGATCAGGAATAAGACTTGCCTCATCAAGAATAACAATCCTAGCGCCAGCGCCCATCGCACTCTCAACACCTTTGCGAGAATTGCCAGCTTGCACCGAAACAACAAAGATTCCTCCGCCACGCTTCAAAACAATGCGTTCTTTGTTTTCTTCTTGTCTTAATCTTTCAAGTTTTGTTTTTGCTTCCAACTGAGAATAAAACAAAACATTGTCGCCAATATGCTCAAGATAATAGCGCATGATTATTTTGGCCATTTCATTTTTTGGCGCAAGAATCGCAATCTTTTCATCTTGAAAACAGCTAACAACAATACACGCCAAAGCAACTATCAAGCTTTTGCCATATTGCGTACAAGTCAGAATCTGCAAACGGTTATAAGGACGAAAAACAATACTGTAAAAAATCATCAGTTGTCCCTCGCTTACAGCCTGATCGCCACTCATTCCATCAATCTTAAATAGACTCAATAGTTTCAAGCATATTTCTCTTTTTTCTTTTGGTATTTGTTGATCCAACATTGCCTATAAAATATATTTTCATTTCGTTATGGAATGCTTCAATGTGGTTTTTGAATATATCTGGAAGTTCAGCGCTTGCACCAAACTCATCCTTTTTCTTTCGCTCAAGATACCTGAAAGCGATGTCGGGATTGCTAAGATTTTTAACAACAGTCTCCCTCGCTTTCAAAATTGGTTTTTCCTTTAATTTGTTGCGTAATTCCTCAATATCAGGATACGCATCCAAATAGCGACTGAGTGAAAATTTGCTTATATCAGCGTAATAACACGCTTCGCCGTCAGATCCACCCAGTCCCCAAACGACTTTCAATTTCGCAACAACATCACTCTCTGTTTTTCCGTCAAACCACTTTCTGCCAACTTTATTTTTGTTCAATTTTTTCTGCTTTTTTACCTGTGTAATCTTCATAGCGTTTTATTATCACATCAACATATTTAGGATCCAATTCGATAAGTCTGGCTTTTCGTGCCATCTGATCGCAAGCCATCATCGTGCTACCGCTACCGCCAAAAGCATCCAAAACAATGTCGCCATTGAATGTGCTTCTGCGCAGTGCTATCTCACAAAGCCTGAGTGGCTTTTGAGTAGGATGCACATATTCTGTCGTGTTATCCCGATTCACATACCAAACATCAACCATCTCGGCCAGCTCATCTTTTTTGATATCCCAAATATCCTGAATGTTTGAAAATTCTTTATTCTTCTGATATTTATTGTCCTTGATTCCAATCATGCAAGGTTCATAAGCTCGATGAAATAAACATCCCATCGAAAAAACAAATCTGTCTTTGACCCAAATAACATCCTGCAAATATTTGAATCCACCAGCAATCAATCCTTTCTTGAAAAACTCATGATTCTTTGATGCATACCACATATACATCGATGCTTTTTCATCTGAAAACAAAAAGCAATTTGCAGTCATGACACTGATAAATTCCATAAAATCAGAATCGCTTTTATTGTCATTGAAAATCTTATTGCCATCTCCATATTTTCCGCCAGCATATGAATTGCCAGCTGATGATTGATAGTCGACATTATACGGCGGATCAGTAAAAATTAGTTGCGCCTTTTCATTGCCCATCAGTTTTTCATAAACACTCACATCGGTTGAATCGCCACAAATAATTCTATGATCTCCAAGCTGATAAACATCGCCGACCTTTGTTTTTGGTTCAATAATTTTTTCATACTCCTCATCAGCATTAAAATCGTCCTCTTCAACTTCCAAATAACTCATGTCGAAGCCAGAAAGCTGTACCATTTCATCGCTCAATCCCTTGAGTTCATCAAACACCAAATCCATATCCCAATCAGACTCATTGAGTTTATTGTCGGCCAGCCTATAGGCTTTGACCTGCTCTTCAGTCAGATTTTCTTTGCGCACAATCGGAACCTCCTTGAGTCCCATTTTTTTGGCGGCCAAATATCTGCCATGCCCAACGATTATCTCGTCATTCTGATCAATAACTATCGGTTGATTGAAACCAAACTCACTTATAGAATCAGCTATCTTTTTGATCTGATTCTCCGGGTGCTTCTTTGCATTTTTTTCGTACATTTTTATTTTCCCGATGGGATAGTTTTTCATAGTTTTTCGTTTATTGAAATTATTATTTGATCGCTTGGCATCTTCCTTTTTGCCCTGAGAGTAAGTGATTCAATGACATCACCATTGTCGTCATAAAATAATCCATACTTTACCAGCGCATCCAATATTGGCTTAACAAAAAGATTGTCGGGATCTCGCCTGTGATTATTTTTAAAGTGAGCTTCTATGCTCACCTGAATAGGCTTTTTGATCTGGACTGCGATTCGCCTGAATGATCCTTTGAATTGTTTTGCCATTGACTCATACACAAGATCCTGTAACTCTTGCCGAGCCGATGCTCTGACTGCCCAATGGACTCCCTTATTAAACTCATTCCAACTGGGGCATTTGCAATTTTCAATTGTAATTTTCATATGATTTCATCCCCCTAACTTTTTATTTATTCTTTGTATTTTCGCATTGCCACGATTTCTCATCTCGTAAATCTTCCCGTATATCTCACGCAAGACAACATCAATCTCCTCAATTTTAAAACCATTCATCAAAACTTTTGCTTGTGACACTTTGCCTTTTTTATAAACCGCCAAAACAAAGACTCCCTCTTTTATGGAATCTTTCTTGCCTCTGTTATCCTCGATTATTTTCTCAACTGATTTATACAGCTGTTGATTTTTTGGAGTTTTCATTTGGGTTGTTTCTTATATTTCCGCTTATCAAAAATTGAAACTGTTTTGAGCTTCGGATAAATACGCATCTCTGCATGCTTATCATAAAAAAACGCTTTGTCTTCAATCTCGCCTTTTTCAATCAACATGCTGATCTGTTCCTGCGCCTTGAAATTTGCTCGCATTTCCATTTCCTGAAGTTTGAAGTGGCGCTTCAAAACCGCACCATGCTGACGCTCAAAGTCTTTCAACTTTTGAAGCTTTTCCGAATAGGTATTGAATATTTTTCTTGCTCTTTCCATAAATTTGATTATTTTTTAATTCTCATTTTTTCCCTCAGCGCATCAATAGATTTCTGCACGCTCTTTTTTCTTTCAGGATCGACCACTGCCTGATTAGTATAAATCTGTGTATTCTTTCTCAACTCAAGATCTCTTTTTTTAGCCAGCACTTCTTCATCAATCTTTGAATTCCCCAACCAATTAGCAAATGCCAATATTGGCTTTTTCCAACCCTTGCGAGGATAACCAAACCACCACTCCCTGCACTTAAGAGCCTGAAGCTCATAATCCCTGCTTGGATATTTCTCAATTAATTTTTTAATAGTTTGCACCTGACTAGTTTTGAGCTTCTCAATTTCCAAAGCAACTAAAGCCTTTGCAAAATTCTCTTGATCAATCCCCTCCCCTAAAATTTTAATTTCGTCATCGCTATAAATATATTTCTTTTCATTCTTTTCATTCTTGTTTGTTCTTATTTGATTCTTATTTGATTCCTCATTTGATTCCGATTTGTTTCCAACATCTTGATACTTGCCCCAATTTTTTATAGTTATAATGCTGTATTTGTTGGTTTTTTTGATTCCAATCATTCCCTCCTTCTCAAGAAAATTGAGCCAATACCATATCGTTGATTTTGCAAGCCTTAATTTCTCCTCCGCCGTCAGACTTCCCATAATAAATTGACCTCTTCTGACTCTCACTTTTTGCCTCCCGATCAGCGATAAATTTTCACAATGATTTGTCTTGGCCAAACACCATATCCAAATCTTCAGACATTTATCGCTCTGAAAGACCACACTATCGATTATTTTTCTGTGCGTTTTAAACCATCCACTATTCATATTGTTAAATGCTTTCACCTGCCTCCCTAACCACTTAAAGAGGCATGTGAAAGGTGGTTATATTTACCAGCCTAGCGAGGCTGATGAGCAGTTGCATCGATTAAGCTCACCAGCCCCGATGCGATGATGGGCAGTTGCATCTATAAGCCCACCATCGCTATTTTGTTTTTAAAACGGAACATCCTCGAGATTCACTTCGTCGTCACCGCCCACTGTCGGAATATCCTCATATCCATTGCCTAATGATTTTGTATCTTTCGGAGCCTCAAGCTGTGGCGCATTCCTGAATGATCCCAAGATGCCTCTCGCCTTTTTCAGATAATAGACATAATCAACATCCTTGCCCTTGGAAAATGTCGCAAAATATGTGTCATTTTCAGGATCCTCATTGATTTGCATCACTGTCTCGCATCCCAGCAAACTGAATTCATTATTGATTGAAGCCCCATATTGGAACCATTCGGACTGAGATTTTCCCATGAGTTCGAGCTTCACAATATCATCAGCCAATGCAACATAGAGAATGGTGCGGTAGTTGAAATTATTGGTAGTTGTGCCATCAGCCTCCTTGATCGAAAACATCGCTTTGAGGCTTTTATAGTTGCCCTTCCAAACAATGTTTTTCTTCTTGTAAACCTGAATGACCTCATTGGGATCGGACGGATTAAACTCTGCTGAAATCCATCCCTCGACATCCTTTTTGAATTTCGAGCTTACCCTTGCCCGACTGAGCAAAACAATGCCTCTCACTTCCTTGCTGAATTGCTCACGGACAAAAGCGCCGTTTTCATCTTTTGTTTTGCAAACAAACTCCCCCGTTTTGTTTGTGCCTTTTTTGTCATCGCCATTGTCGACTCTCAGCGTTTTGTATGATTTAAATTCTCCGCTTCTCAGTCCCAATGCGATCTCTAATTCTTTATTAAGATCCATAAGTTTGAATTAATGATTGATTAAGATTTTTTTGCTCGCCTCTTCGGCTTTTTTGGTGCAGTTTCTTTTTTATCATCCCCTGCCTTCTTTTCAAGATCCAACTTGAGCTTGATAGGATAATCCTTCTGCAACGGCTTCTGCCCTGATGTTTCATTGAGCCAAATAGTTTGTGCAGAAAGGAACAAATTGAATTTATCCTCCAGCTCCGTAAATTTGTACTCCTTGTGATTGCGCTTATAGCCAATCTGCAAAATTGCAATCTTGTACTTCTCGCCAGTTAGATCCTCCATCGCTTTTTTGTAAGCTGATAATTGAAGTTCATATTCTGGCCAAATGTATTGTGAAGTTTTAAAATCAACAATCCATTTTTCATCTCCAATTTTGCAAATGAAATCGATCGTGCCAGCAAAATTATTTTTCTCGGAAAAAATAGTTGTTTCTGCTGTGATGATTTCAGGCCTGACTGATTCAAACCATTGCACAAAAGACATAGCGCATGCATATTCATCTGCCGACAATTCCTCGACTTTTCCTTCAACTCCGTCAAATTGAGCATCAAGCCTGAGCTCATGACCATTGATTAAATCCTCAATTGCCTTATGCACTCTTGATCCTTTGTCGCCTGCTGACTGCTTCAATGACTCCGCCTCATCCCAACCTTTGCCTGCAAGCCATTTGTAAAATGCAATTCCTTTTGGATAGTGACCAGCAATCCAAGTGACTGATGGAACAAACACCACTTTGGGTATTCCTTCATCGTCCTTGATTGCTTTCACATACCACCTCTCATCGACTGTGGTAATTTGCACTATCCCGTCTTTCACTTCCCTGATTTCTTTTTTCAT